TTGAGGTGATCTGTGATCAGGCGTCGGTGCCGCTGGTGGATCGGCTTCCCAGAGATCTGGCTGCGGACACGGATGGGTTCTATGACGCGCTGCGGGAGCGGCGGGTGGTGATGGATCACGGTGAACCTCTCGAGGAGGCGATCGCTGGCGCACGCAAGAAGGCGCTGGGTGATATGTGGCTGGTGGCGCGTCGGCTCATGACGGTGGATGCGTCTCCGTTAATCACGACAATTCTCGCGTATGGCATGGCGACGGAGCTTTCGGTCACGCCGGTTGTAAAGCCGTTCTTTCTCCCCTGGCCTGAGGGATATAAAACACGAGCGTAGGGTCGCAATTCGTCAGCGATACCGTGTACATTGCTCAGCGATGGGCGGCGCACTTGCCAGGCTAACCTCCAACATTCACTGGTCCGAAGCTTCACACGAGACTCGGGCGCTTGAGTCGATTGGGGTCACGGATATTGAGGTCGCTTTCCGCTCGGCTATTGAGCGAGCGACCGGCGCTGAGGACACGGCTATTTCGGCGGTATTCCGGTCACGACAGTTGATTTCGGATCTGGTGGCGTCCCTCTCGATGGAGCAGGTGGTGGGTCGGACGGTCGATGACGAGATGCCGCCGCTGCTCGAGAATCCGAATCCGCGAGAGGACTACACGGTCACGATGGCGCAGATCGTGGACTCGATGATCTTTCGGGGTGCCGCGTATCTGCTCCCCTGGACTCGGGATCAGATCGGCAACATCACTTCGTGTCTGGTGGCCGATCCTGATGAGGTCACGTGTCAATGGGATTCCAAGCGGATCTATCCCATCTATCACTGGCGGGGTCAGCGGATGGAGGTCGATACCGAGATCGTTCCTATCCCGCTCAACCGCTTCCCTGGTCGGCCGGATGGTGTCGGGATCATCGAGCAGGCTCGGTTGTCGTTTGATGGGGTCCAAGCGCAGGAGGATATGGCGCGGCATCTGTTCGAGGATGACGCCACTCCCCAGGGTGCTCTGACTACCCCGGAGAAGCTGCAGCCAGGTGAGGCGAAGCGGGTTCTCGATGACTGGCTCGAGACCCATCAGGGTCGCAAGTTTCCGGGCGTCATGGGCGGCGGTGCCACGTGGATGCCGATCGGCATGTCGTCCATCGATGCTCAGTTCATCGAGCACCGTGAGTTCTCGGTCAAGGATGTGGGGCGCTGGTTTGGGTTGCCTGCGTGGTTGCTGAACGCGGACATGGGCACCTCGCTCACGTACTCAACGACTGAGGGCATGCTCCGCCATTTGGTGTCGGTCACGATCAATCCGTCCTACCTCGAGAAGATCGCTGGGGCGTTCTCGAGGATGTTGCCGACTGGTCGGAGGGCGCGGTTCCGCACCGGCGAGTTGTTCACGGCCGACGAGGAGGCTCGGTTCCGGTCCAATGCGATCGCTGTGGGTTCGGGCTTCATGACCATCAACGAGGTCCGGGAGCGTGAGGGTTTGCCTCCGATCGCTGGTGGCGACGAGTTGAGGCCATCGGCGGCGGGAGCCGAGGTTGCGCTCCGTGAGTCCTATGTGATGGCTGAGTTGGAGCAGCGGAGGAGGTTGCAAGATGCCTGATGAGTTTTTGCCGGTGGTTGAGCTTTCGCGACCGGATCCGTTCGAGTCCCATCTCGAGGTGCGCGACATCGAGAAGCGGGAGATCGTGGGTCGGATCGTTCCCTACGGGGAGCGGATCACGGTGCGCGGTCGCCCGGAGTCGTTTGCGATGGGTGCTCTGGCTGGCGTCCCAGCGACGTCGATCAAGCTGTTGTCGTTTCACGACAAGAACCGTCCGGTGGGCAAGTCGGTAGCGCTCGAGGAGCGCGAGGACGGTGCCTATGCCGTGTTCCGGGTGTCGAAGACCCGAGAGGGTGACGAGATGCTCGAGCTTGCCGCTGATGGGGTTCTCAGTCTGTCGCCGGGGTTCCTGACTGGGGTGCAGACCCCGGATGGGGTCCACCGTCGAGTCAAAGCCATGCCGGAGGTCAGCCTGGTGACCTTCTCGGCCTACGAGGGAAGCCAGGTTCTAGCAGTACGAGAGGAGGCCGTTGTGCCTGATGAGATAGTGACCACAGATCCTGTGGTCGAGACCAGAGAGGTCGATCTGGGTCCGCTTGAGACCCGGATGGATGACCTGTTCACGAAGCTGGAGGAGATGAAGTCGATTGTCGACGCTCCCCCGATCCGGGCACCGAAGGGCGGGCCTACCCCGTTCGATTGGTTCGGAGCGCAGATCGAGACCTTGACGGGTCGCTCGATGGAGAAGCGTGAGAAGCTGGCTGAGGATTGGAGTGACTTCCAGACTCGGGCGGCTGCTGGCGAGTTCGAGACTCGGGCGCTGGCCGACATCACCGGCGTGTTCCCGGAGCCGTCTCCGGCTGTAGACGTGTCCGGCCTGGTGGTCGAGGAGTACGTGGCTTCGCAGTTGGTGAACGTGCTCGATCGGCGTCGGCCGTTGTTCGCGTCTCTCGGGAGCTTCCCGATGAGCCGTTCGGGGAACGTGTCGTATCCGGTGGTCACCCAGGGGACCGTCGTTTCCAATCGCCCGACTCAGAAGGAGCAGGCGGCTTCTCAGAAGATGATCATCACCACTCGGGACGCGAAGGCGGAGTGGCTCTCGGGTGCGGTGGATGTCGCTCTCGAGATCATCGCGACGGCGGAGCTTCCGGTTCTGCAGTTGGTGTGGGACGACCTGTTGGGTCAGTACGCCAAGGCGACTGAGCACGATTCCGTTTCGGGTGTCGTGCCGTTGGTCGAGGCTGGTGGACTCGGGTTCACGTACACCGGCGTCGCGCTTCCCACCAACACCTACGCCGCGTTCATCGCTGCGTTGGAGGCTCAGGTGGACGTCGTGGACGATGCGACCGGATTGCCTCCCACCGCGCTGGCGGTCACGCGGGCACAGTGGGCGGCTCTGATCGCGATGGTCGATGGCAACGATCGTCGGTTGTTCTCGAGCATTGGTGCTCAGAACGCGGACGCTGTTGTGGGCCTGACGGCTCGGAGCTTCGAGCTTCCGGGCGGGATCACCGTGTTCAAGGTGAAGGGTCTGACCCAGGCGATGCTCTACGACTCCGGTTCGCTCAAGGCTGCTGACAGCGGTCCACAGCGGGTCGAGGCCACCAACGTGGCTTTGATGGGTCGTGACATCGGTCTGATCGGTCGGACGCTGCTGGTGAACCGGATTCCCACGGGCGTTGTGGTCTTTGGGACCGATCCGGACGAGTCCTGATCTGACCTGATGGTTGCCGTCACTCTGTATTTCGAGGCGTTCGATGAGCCTGGCCTTACTCCGGTGGGGCTGCAGGTTCATGAGTCGCCTGATGGCCTGGATGATTGGGTGGAGGTGCTCGACACTTCGGTGATCGGCACCTCCCCTCACTGGGTCACGAGTTACTCGGTGACGGCAACCGCGTTCGACTATTGGTTCCGGCTGCGCTGGCAGTTGGAGCAGGAGGACTCTGGCGGGCCGGAGTTGTTCACGGATTGGTCGATCCCGGTGCAGGGGACTGATGAGGATCCGTTCCCGGTGCCGAATTCGGAGCAGATCGCTCGGATGACCCAGGCGGTGATCCAGAAGGCGACTCGGTTCTACATGATGTCTCAGGCTCCGTTGGGGCAGTGGGGCGAGATGACCGAGTACGGGATGGCGACGGTGCGTCCCGACTACAACATCGATGAGTTGCTGAAGGGGCTGCGTCGGCAGCGGTGGGACATCGATCTGTCGACTCGGGTCACGACGTCTGATGTGATCCGGCAGGGGCTGCAGTTGGATCCTGAGATTTTTCCTGAGGACAAGTTGGTCGACGTGCAGCGCGCTATTGACTCGGCGGTGTCTTGGGTCACGGAGGAGCTTGCTGGGTTCGTGGGGATCGCATGACGCAGATCGAACGTCTCGAGGCGGCTCTCTTGGCCGAGTTTGGTGGTGAGGTTCAGTTCCACCCTGCGATGCCGACCACGATCACGGCTCCGTCCGTCATCGTGGCTCCGGGTGACCCGTTCCTCCAGAACGCCACTCATGGGACGGTGTCTGAGTCGTGGGACGTCCTGGTGGCGGTAGGGGTTTCCGAACCTGGCCGAGGGATTGCTCAGATGAGGGATCTGTCGCTCCGGGTGCGGAGGGCTGTTGCTGGGGTCGGTGGTCTATGGCGGCAGGCTTCCGGTC